TTTTCTTCCAATCACTATTAATGTTTCTGATATCCATTAAGCCACCTCAATTAATTCTTTATTTGCAAAGTCAATCATTCTATCTGTGACATAAGCATTGTTAGTAAAGTCTGCTTTTGTCTGAGTAGGATTGTGCCACAATACATTAGTGCAGGCATTATAGAAATCCCATACAGTAGCATTGTTATTACCTTTAGTTTCTTTAGAAAAGTTTCTATAGATTTTACCAAATGTACTATCTGATATATTAGGAATAACATTTGTAGCTATTTGTCTAAGCATAGCCTCATCTAAGATTGATCTATCCATTTCAGAGAATGCACTCATCATATTAGATACTTGATTATCGCTTGAATCAATCAATCCTAAAATCTTTTCTACATCATTTTCCCATTTAGCATTAGACTTGTCATGTAATATTCTTACACTACCTAATCCATGGTTAGTAACCATACCATTGGTACAGATTAGTCTTTCAAGATGTAATCCTGCTGTAAGAGCTTTACTTCCGTCATAACTATTTAAGAAGTGGAGTCCTAATGCAACAGTATCTCCTAACTTGACACCATTTTCTGAATCAATAGTTTTAGTTTGGTCTTCTGCTGTAGTATACAATCCATACTGTTTACCATTAAAGAATTCTTTCTTTATAGTAAACTTGATTTTTGATTGTGCATTGATATGATTAAACATATCAAAGACTTGCTGATTACTGACTAACAAGTAGTCACTTCTGACAACACCAACTTCATTCCACTTACCTTTCCCACTCTTACCTGTATCGGTTTGAATAGCAAATGCAGAAGAGCTAGTGCCGTCTGTACCTTGTAAAGATACTTTCCTTATATCAGCATAAGGATTTAATTTAGGTTTTACTTTTTCCATAAGTAATTTGCTCCCTGAATTAATAAATAAATATAAGAGTATTAATCTCTCTCACTTGTTTAGAGAGATTAATACGAACTTAACTACATTTTTTATGTTCTGTATACCATTTAGGCAACATCACTTTAGGTATGTTTTCTGTACCTAGAATAATCATTGACTGATCCTTGTTTGTGGTTTTTTCTCCACATTTCCTACATATAGGATATTCTTTTATCATTGACTCTCGCCATTTTTTAAATGATTTACTCATAAATCTAACCTCATTTGATTTAAGTGAAACTCTTTAGCTTGTTCATGGTTTTCTTGTACCCATATTTGTGCTCTTACAGGATCTACTTTAAACCATTGATGAACTAATTCTTCTACAACACCGGGGTATAAGCTAGTGTCTTCGCTTTCATCAAAGTAATCTGTTATGTCGTATACTAAATCTCTTATTGTTTCTTCAAATTTCTTTTTGCTATTGTCTTGATCTTCTCGCATTTGTTGTTCTGCGATATCTAATTCAATATCAAATGTTATTTTTTCGTCATTCATATTTACTCCTTATTTAATTCGTATTGATTATCTCTTTCTTCTTCTGTTTTGTACCACATTACATCATCTACTTCTTCATCAGTAAAAGTTAAAAAGTATATGCCATGTATGTAACCATTGTTATTCCCTTCTAATCCTTCATCATGCCAATTAACTTTTATCATTTTGTGTGACTGATTCATTTATTTACTCCTTTATTAATGAATACAAGAATATAAAACTTCTCTCACTTGTTTAGAGAAGTTTTATATGACAATCATCACGACTGAAATGTTGGGTCGTTACTTTCCCAATAAAAATTTGCCTGAGCTTGCGAAGGCAAATTTTGATATAAGGGGGGTGGGGTAATTTCGCATTGTCGGTTGCGATACCGACCAAAAATTTTTTTATAAAATTGCTAGATTTTATCAAAATGTTTTTGTATTTTGAGGTGGTGATGTTGGGCATGGGGTGATTCCTTTACTGAGCTAAATAAAAAAAAACCTAATCGCAAATAACTTTTGCGATTAGGTTTTTTAAGGAAGTTATCTTCCTTCTTCTAAGGTTGTTGGTTGTTCTTTTATACTAGCTATTGATTTACTGCTTACAGCTTGTTGTTCTTTGTCTGCATTAGCTTGTATCCCAATAGTACCAAAGTATCCTTTTTCTTTTGCGAACATTGCATCTTTTCTATTTTTATAGATATTAGATTCTTCTGTTCTTTCTTTGATTTCGTTTGGTGACAAGTTTTGTCTTTCTTTCCAAGCGAATGGTACCTTTAGCTCAAGGTATTTATCTTTAGCTTTTTGATACTCTCCATTAGTTTTAAAGTCTGTTTGGCTACCTTTTGCAATGGTAGGTTCTACTCTAGCTAACATTTTAAGTGTGTCAGGGTGTTCAATGTATGTAAAATAGTCGAATGTATATTTGTCATAAGGCTCAATACTTTCTTCAGGTAATTTACCTGCATAGTTTACTAATCTCCTAGTATTACCAAATCCTACATATACATTATAGAATTCTTCTTCATGTACCTTACCAAGTTCTCCATTAGCTTTTAGCCAATAATGTTTACCTTCTACTTCTTTGGTAGCAGGTACCCAACCAACAGTCACTTTTTCTCCACGTGCTACTGCTCTGATAGGTCGTTTGAATTTTGTTTCTGAGTTACTCATATTTTTTCTCCTTATTTTTTTAATTAATAATAACCCATGAAAGTAATAGTAACTTTCACTTGTTTATAAGTTACTATTACTTTCTTTTTAATCATCACTTTAGTTATTCTTTTTACTAAGTTGAACAGGGTACCTTTCATCATGTACCCAACAATTTTGTGAGTAACATAAGTTACAGGTATCGATTAGTAATTCATGTTTACTATAATCTGTATAGTATGATTTCTCTATTTCCCAATCAGTTAGTAAAGGTTTTTGATTGACATGATGCTGATTGCTTTCAGTTATGTCTATATAATCTCTAATTGTTTTCATTTTATCTCCTTAGAATTAAATTATTGTCACTTGTTTATAATAATTTAATTCGTTTTTGAATTAACTTTATTTAAAAACACTTGAATCTTTTTCAAGTAGAATTGGTACCAATAAGATTTCTTGAATGTTTCTAGGTACCATTTGTTGTCTGCATAAGGGGGGTTATCCCTAGTCCACTTACCTTCTTCGTCAAGTAGTTTGTAGAGTAATTTGGGGGTGAGTGGGTCATTCTGAATATCCTTACACATTTGACATTGTATAAATGTTGCTTTAGGATATTCAGGAAAACAGGCACAATTACCTAATACTCCGTAGTATGATTTTTGTTCAGTCATTTTTAACTCCTTTGTAATATGTACTTTTAAATTCTCCATTGTATTCAGTACAAGCAATACAGGTATAAACTTCTGCAATTTCATTGACCATGTCGTCATGATCAAAGCCACAGTTTATACCATTGTTCATGCCATACTCACAGCCGTATTCTTCGTAATGAAGTTCGTCTGACGTGTATATTTCACACTTACAATTTTCATTGATTGGTACCCATACTATGTAAGTTGATTCATCTATAATTTGGTATTCATAGAAGTCCATTGCTATTGCACATTCAAGGTCAGTAGCATATTTACCATATATTTTATTAGTTTCATCAACCATTTTTTGATACTTTTTTATTTCAGTTTCAGTTAGGAATCTTTTTTCTAACATCACGCCATTAATTTTCTTAGTCATTTAATTCTCCTAAATTGAATAAGGTTAATATTTCATCTTGTTCGGATTTACTTGCTTGCTTAAATTCTTCTGAATTCATAAGTAAGAATAGTTCGTCAGCGTCTTTACACTTGCATGACTCACATTTTATAAAGTCAGGCATATAGACATTTTCTTCAGGGTGCCACTCACTATCCCAATAGCAATTACAATTATTAATAGTTCTCAGTTTGTTGTTCATATCTTCCTCCTTTAGGAATTTTATTTTTAATAAAACAAAAACTTAATTTTTTAAGAAGCAACGAGGGGGGTGGAGTGGAAGAGTTAAGACATTGCGATATTAAGCCTATGGTGGGGAAATGGAAAGGTTGAGTTTTGCTTATGGATTTAGCCTACCATGGAGCATAGACAGACCTTCATTCTCAGACCATCTTACGCGAATGCGTTAGAAGGTAAGAGATTGAAGGTAAGTCATTAGCAAAACCTTCCATTTGAAGGCCTTCCTGCTTGCGAAGGCCATCATAGGATAGCAATCCTGTGGATTGGCTCCATTCCATTTTCGGCTCTGACAAATTTAAATTGCACAAAGATGGAAGTAGTAAAATGTGCAATTCGTGTCAGGAAATCCTACTTACAGGATAAGCCTGACGCGAACTTGTACATTTTATCTGCTTAGCTCGACTGCAATTTAAATTTTCAGATGCTATTCTGTGAGCACGTTACTGCGAACTCTTCGCGATTTTTACCAAAAACCCCCTTCAGGGGGCCGAGGAACTCGTGTCGCGTCCAATTGCCATCAAGGGGGGCTTGGGGTTTTCCATATGCCTTTAAATCTATAGTGGTGGGGTTTGAAGGCAATAGGTGGGGTTAATAATTCATTCCAAAAATACTATTGAATTTTAAGCCTTGCGAATCCAATTCGTTTTTTTTGTTTCTTTTTTTTGCGAATAGGTATCGCGATAAATCTCCAAAAAAAAGAAAATTGATTTAAGAATCGCTTTAGCGATATAGGAAAGTGTTTTCCGTAAGAGTCTAGCTTACATATAGCTACGCTTGTTGCTTTTAGCTTTAAATAATATATAGCAAACAATTCAAACACTATAAAAAATAGTGCAACCGATGTTGCTGTGAATAGCTAAAGTGGTTTAGCTATTTAATCAATCAACCATGCAACAAAGAAACAAGAGAGAGGGGGTATGTCTTAACAAATCTGCAAATGGGCTATACATACCTATGACAGATTTTTTTTGCAAAGTGGACTTGCTATGGCTGTAGCTATTATATAGCTAATTGCTCTCCCTCTTATGGGGAGAGCAAAGCTAATTATGGTATTCTTCTCTCGCTATAGCATTATATAGCTATATTGCAAAGCGTGTCAATACAAGGAAGGCTTGAAAAATGAACGGATAGGGGGGAATTGTTTAGAATAGATAATTATATGTGAATATTTATTATGTTCCCCCTATCACGAGAGAAAGAGTTGACTATGTGAGTCAACAATATTATTATATTGTAAGTAGGAGGACAGGTCAATGGCGTTTAGTGACAAAGAAAAAGTAGAATTAAAGAAGAAATTTTTAAAGGCATTTGGTAAATCTAGAACAATATCGAGTGCTGTTAGTGGGTTACCTGTAGGCAGGAACTCAATATATGAATGGTTCAAGGAAGATTCAGACTTTAAGCAGGAATTTGACGATGCAAAGCTAGCAGTTGGGGAAAGTTTAGAGAGTACAGCTTTTACTTTGATAGACAAGATGTTACAAAGTGGAGATTATTCTAGACCCTTACTGTTAATAACCATGTTAAATGCCCACTTACCTGAAAGATATAAAGCAGGTGACAACACAGGTGATGATTCTAGACAACTTATTTCTGAATTTAGGAAGATGGCTAAGAGTAATAAGGAAAAAAAGCCTAAAACTAAAGTTGAAAAAGAAGCCGAGGACATAATTAATGACTCAACCACAAAATGAATTAACTGATTTCCTTTACGAGAAAGTAGGGTTTGAACCTACTGACGAGCAAAGGGTAATATTAGATTCAGATAAAAGGTTTACACTTGTAGCAGGTGGGGAACAAGCAGGAAAAAGCATGATCGCTAGTAAATTTCTGCTTAGAAAGATATTTGAAACAGAAGAACCGGGGTTATATTGGCTAGTTGCTGCTGATTACGGCAGAACTAGAGCAGAATTTGAATATTTAATAGAAGATTTTGCTAAATTAAACCTATTAAAGAAGGCATCTAAGAGAGTAGATCCGGGCAGAATAGAACTTGCTGATGGAACAGTTATTGAAACTAAGTCTGCTAAAGATCCTCGTACTCTAGCTATGAGAGCACCCAATGGAATTGTAGGTTGTGAGGCTAGTCAGCTAGATTTAGAAAGTTATTACAGAGTAAGAGGTAGATGTGCACCTAGAAGTGCATGGTTATTTTTAGCAGGAACATTTGAAGGTAGCCTTGGTTGGTACCCTTCGTTGTTTCAGGCATGGAAATACGGAGATAAAGACGAGAAATCTTTTTCCCTGCCCTCTTATACGAATAAACATTTATATCCGGGAGGCAAAAATGACCCTGAAATACAAAAGCTTAAAAATGAAGCTAGTGATGATTTCTTTATGGAAAGGATTGAAGGTATTCCTTCTCCACCTACGGGAATCGTATTCCAAGAATTCAGAAGTGATAGACATATATCAGAAAAAGCTAGCTATGTACCGAATGAACCCGTCCACTTGTGGATCGACCCGGGTTATGCAGGCGGCTATGCTATCGAGGCGATACAGATCAGCGATGATCAAGTTAGACTTATCGACGAAGTCTACGAAAAGTCCCTCATTACAGAAGAAATGATTAACATTTGTCAGAATAGAGAATGGTGGAGTGATGTACAATTTGGGGTAATTGATGTGGCAGGGTATCAGCATCAGGCTATGGCTGCTCCTGCAGAAGTTTGGTTAAATGAAACAGGCTTGTACCTTGATTCTCAGAAAGTTAAGATCAATGATGGTACAGAAAAATTAAAATCTATGTTAAAATTAGCTCCAAACGGAGAACCTAGATTAATAATTAACCCTAAATGCAAGGGAATCTTATCAGAGTTTGGTGCAGCTCCAAATCCATTTAATGGACAGACACTTGTGTACAAGTGGAAGACAGATAGAGATGGAAATATAGTTGGCAATCAGCCTGAAGATAAGTATAATCATGGAATAAAAGCCGTAATCTATGGTTTGATAAACCATTTTGGTTATGCACATATAGAAAATAGAACATCAATCCGTGTAAGGAGATGGTAAATGGCAAAAGCTAGTTATAAACCTGAAAGAATAATAGATAAAGTAGAGAGTCACTATGATGCTACTGAACCATTAAGAAACAGAATGGACAGAGATTTTTCTCTTTACAGATTAGACCCATATGATGCAGGTGACGGCTACCAATCCTACACATCTAACGAACCTTCTACTTATGCAGATAAAATAATTTCATTTGTTACAGGAAGTGAAATGGTAGCAAGGATTCCCAATGTTTCTGAAAAAGAAGAAGACAGGGAAAAGAATAATAAAAAAGAAAAATTCTTTCTAGGCATCTTAAAAAGTGCTGACGAAAGAATCAAACGACATTCTATGCCTTCGATTAAAAACCAACTAGCTTGGTATATTACATTAAGAGGTTGGTATGCAGGTAGAGCTTTACTTGTAAAAGACAAAGATGAAGATACTTATGTAGATATTACACCTTGGGATCCAATGCACACATATTGGGGACTTGGCAGCGAAGGGCTAGAGTGGGCTTGTTATAAAGTTAAAAAATCTAAAGACTTAGTTGAAAGCCAATACAATATCAGACTTCCAAGAAACGAAGATTATGATGACGAAGATTGGATAGATGTATATGATTATTACGATAAAGAAATGAACACAGTAGTTCTTTCTAACGGAAGAGTAGCTAAGAAACCTACTCCTCACGGAGCAGACGAGGTGCCTGTATTTTTGGGGCCTGTGGGGTCAGCTCCCATGATACAGGCTCTCAATGATATGACTCCTATTGATGACACGATTGCTGATTATGGAGAATCTATTTATAAACATAATAGAGAAAATTACGAAAAGAATAATCAGATAATGTCTATTATGCTAGAGTTAACTTCCCGTGCTAGAAGACAAGGATTAAAAATTACTTCTAGAGATGGAACTAAAACTTTAGATGAGGATCCTTACAAGGAAGGTACAGAAATATCCTTGGCACAAGGCGAGAATGTAGAACCATTAGGATTAATGGAAGTAGCTAGAGAAACAGGATCCTTTATGGGATTAATCTCAGGAGAAATGCAAAGAGGTGGAGTACCACATACACTTTACGGAGATATACAATTTCAATTATCAGGATTTGCAATTAATACTTTAAGGCAAGGTATTGATTCTATTATATCTCCTAGAATAGAAGCACTTGAAAATGCTTATAAAAAAATATGTATGATAATATTTGATCAGTATATGTCTGAATCCTTTGACAGCATGGAGTTGTCAGGTCAGGATATGAACAGACAATACTTTAAAGAAAAAATAAGTCCTAAAGATATAGAAGGCACAGGTGATATTGAAATAACATTTGTAGGACAACTACCTCAAGATGATTTGACTAAGATGAATATGGCTCAAATAGCTAGAGATGGTGAAAGTCCATTGTTACCTGATATATTTATTAGAGATAAAATTCTTGGATTACAAGATACAGATATGATAGATGACGCTATTAAAGAACAAACAGCAGAAAGGATATTACCTGAAGCTGCACTTTGGACTTTACTACAATCAGCAGAAGATAGAGGCAGACCCGACCTTGCTCAGTTCTACTATGGTGAACTTATTACTATGATGAACGAAAAGCAAACAAAACGATTACAATCAGAACAACAGTTGCAACAAGCAGCCCAACCTCCACAGCCACAACAGCCTAGAGGCATGGATCCTAGAGTAATGCCTAATGCAATGGCAGGTGCACCTCCACCACAACCCACACCTCCTCAAGGAATGGTAGCACCCGGAACTCCAAGACCCGGAGCAATGAGTGATGAAGAACGAATTAGAAGACAAGCATTAAGATAGGAGAAATTAATGGATCCAAATAGTTATTATGAAGTACAACCATCAGGATTAGGAACAACAGCAGGACTAGGAGCTTCCGATTTAGGAGTTGATTCTAATGCTTTAGTTACATTAATTAAAGCAGGATCTAGAGCTTTCTTGCCGGCATTATTTCCGGGAGCCGTAGATTCCCCGGGACTTGATCCCAAAGGTTTTGAATTAAAAGGAGCAAGCCTTCCTGTAGTAATAAAATTCCCTTCAGATTTCACAGCTCAAGATAGATATAATTGGTATCAAAAATATAATTTTGCTAATATAAATGGAGCTGCTCAAGGGCAATTTAAAACAGACATTGAAAATGCTTACAGACAATTAGGGTGGAGTACAGATTACGGAAGAAAATGGGAAATGGGAAGTGGCAAAAACGAAATTCCTGTTATTGATGCAATGACACTAAAAATAGCAACAACAGAAGAAGTTCAAGATGATCGAGGCAGAATAGTACAAAAAGCTATTCCCGAAACAATAAAACGAGGCGAGTCTGTTAATTGGGGAGCTACTTTAGCTCAAGGCGATCCTCAGGAATGGCCTGTAGGAGCTATGATAAAAAAAGAATTACCCAAAATGTTTGGGAAATCTCCTTCTACTTCAGATATGGGATCAAGATATGTTTCAGATGATAAAGACCAACAAATTCCTGCATTAGTAGATCTTACTCAACATATGCCATATGGCCCCAACCTTGGATCTTTAGTTCTTCCTTTTGGAAAAAAAGCAACACCATCTATTAGTGCTGCTCCTGCAGATATGCCACCAACACCATTAGGTGGAATGTCCCCTGCTACTTTTGCTGAAGGAACTGAAATGATTACAGAAAGGCCAAGTCAAGTTTTTTCAGATGCTCTTCGAAATCCGTATACTCAGCGAATTGAAACAGAATTAGGATTGCCACAATATCAATCGCAACAAGCTTACATGGATCAAAACAGAGATCTTGTAAAACAATTTTTAATGTCTTCTGCAGAGGAGGGTGGTTATAACCTTAAGGGAATAGATGACGGAACTATAGACTTTGATTTTGAAATGGACGAAAACGGAAGACTTATTACTTTAGATGTTTATAGAGTTAAAGATGGAGTAAGAGATTCAAAACCTTACTTACAAAATATTACAAGTGAAGGAACTGCAGATACAGTAAACGAAAAATTTACTACATTTAAACAATTTGCATTAACACAAGACCCAACTAAACCTGCAGATGGATTGCCGTCAGGAACATTTTCTGCAACAGGAGCATGGGCAGTTCCCGGATTTCCACAAACAAAAGTTCCAACAACATTTGGAGCAACAGGTGCAGCAGGAATGCCAACTCCCGGAATTATTACAGGGTCTGAGCAACAACAGTTATTAGCAAGAATGTACCCTAGTGAATATGCTGCAGCTTTACCTGCATCATTGCAGGGAGGTGCATCATCTGCAATAAGAGATTTGTATAGCACTCCAATTTCTATGGCACAACGAGGATATAATTTAGCAACAATGACAGGAGCTTTTCAACCTCAACAAATTGCAGGAGGATTGGGAGGATTTGGTTTTCAACAATATTTAGGAAGTCAGCCTAATTACATACAAGACTTGCAAAGAGGCATACAAGCTATTGATCAAGTACGGCAAAAATATTTGGCTCAAGGACAAAGCACACAAGGATTTAGTCTTCCTGAATTGAGTATATTTGAAAACTATATTGATAAGCCTGAAGAAGAATTAAAACTAAGACAAAGTTTATCTGCTTTATTGCCTTACCAAATGAGAACTGCATATTCAAGAAATTTGCAAAATATGTATGATAGAGCAAGGCTACAAAATCCTTCTTCTATTGCAAGAAGGCAATTTGATTTTAATATGGGATTTAATCCGTTTGGATCTATAAGTCCTATGCAAATGCAAGCACCTACTCCACAAAGACCTACTGCAGAAATCCCAATAGGGCAAAGTGTAAATATGGACACTTCAACTGACAATACTGCAGTTACAGGAACAGGGGTTACAAAAACTACAGCTTCAGATGGATCAACGATTACATTTACTCCTAGTGGAGATGGAGTAACATCTACTGCTACAGTTAGTCAAACCGAACCTAAATCTTTAGGAGGAACAAGAAGAGAACTTTATGGTGACGGATATGCTATGGTGCAAAGAGATAACAACGGAAACATAATTCAAGTGTATCAAATAGAAGCAGATGGCAGTAAAAAAATTATTAGAGATATAAAAACAGATGTTGCGGGAGCTGATGCACAAAAAACAGCATCTGATCTTGAAGCAAAATTAGCAAAAGAACCTAAAAGTTCTTTTACAGGAGATCCCGGAAAAAGATTCCCAACAGGAGCTCCGCCAACAGAAGTTCCAAAAGTATTTGGAGATGTATCTAAATATACTAAAACCCCTTCTCCTGCCCCTGCTAAAACTCCTATGTATCAAGGGCAAAAGAATTTGCCTGCAAATTATATGGACTTTATAACAGGAGGAAGATCGGGAACTACTCCAACTTCTACAATGGAAAATATAGGAGCTGCAGATATGCCACAAGGCTTAGGTGTAAGTGCTATGGAAGGAATAGGACTTGGATCACCTACTATGAAAGTAGCTTCACCAATGGTTGCTCCGCCCGGAGTCGTTGGGTCAAGGGTTTCAGATGTAGGAAGTATAGGAGCACTTGTTAAATCTCCTTATGCTAATCAATTTACAGGCCCCACACAAATGATTCCTGAAAATATACCTATGCCTCCACCTCCAAGAGTTGATAAAACAGCACTAGAGTTAGATGCAATGAGGCGAAAAGCATTAGAAGATATGACTCGAATGCCTGTAGGAGCTTACAAAGGATCTCCGTATATAATAGGAGGAGTAAGTAATCCTAATGCACTTGCAATACAAGCACAGTTAGCAAAAGAAAAGTTAAGACAAGATTTTGAAACAGGTAATTTAAATTTTCCAATGAAAAAACCATTTGAATTACAAGGAATAGGAATAGTACCTGAATGGTATGCACCACAAAACAATAGAATATTAATGAGATAATAAGGAGAATTATTATGACAATGATGGAAGACTTTAATCAATACATACCTAATGAAGGTATTAGTTTAGGATCGCCAACACGGCCTACTAGAACTTTGCCGACGACTGCAGGTGAGGTAAGTGGAGTACCCTTAAATTTATTTGGTAGTTTTAATTCTTCACAACGACTGCAAACTGACCCTGTTTCTCCACCATTTAGTATTAGACCGGCACAATTTGACAATGAAAAAGGGTATTGGGATGCAGCAGGAGAAATGCTACAGGAAAGAATGGCTGATAGACAAGCAGGGCCTTTAATGCCCGGAGGAGAAGCATACATAACAGGAGAATTAGTAAGCCTAGCCAACCAACTTGGTATTGACCCTCGATTTGGTGTTACGAGCCCAATGGGGACAGGATGGGATTGGACTAGTCCGGAAGCAGCATCATCAATGATAAATTTTCCTAGCATAGCATCTCAAACTGATATGCAAGATATAACAAGAAGAGGAGGAAGTCCTGATTTTGCAGATTTTGCAAGAACTACAACAATGGGAACAGGGTATCAACCTTCTGTATATGAACCTATACAAAGAGTAGGAACTCCTATAGGAAGTATGGGAATACAAAATCAACCTATGGTAGCACCTGTAGTAGACCCTGTCGTAGCTCCTGTATTTGACCCTTCTTCGTTTGCTAATACTTTATTACCACCTGCAAATGAAGAGATGTTGTATGGTAACAGACAAGATTGGACAGGCCCTTTGGTTGATCCTTTTATGAATCCATGGACATTAGGAGCTCAAAACCCTAATTCTATACAGTATAATTTATCTCACCCTAATTGGTATGATGCTTCTAGGTATTTAGCTCAACAAAGATTAAATGATGCGATAAATTTTGGGCAGGAATATGGGGCTTATGCACTTAATCCTATGGCTTATCTAACAAATAATTTATTTGATCGATTTATTAGATAGGAAAATAATATGGCAAAAATATTTTATGAAGCAGGAGCAACTCCATACCAACAAGGAACAACTTGGGGAGCAACAAATCCTGATACAGGAAAACCTTGGGGGTGGAAGCCGCCTGTTAAAAAGAAAAACACGGGGTTTAATATTGGATTAGATACTTATTCTGATGCCTCTAATATATCTGATATATCCACAGACATAGGAAATCCTTTTAAAGATTATTTACCACAAGAGTTTTTAGAAACATCTCCTAGTGCTGCATACTACAGTTCACCCGGAGCAGCAGAATTTTACACTAGACCATCAGGACAAGTAGATCCTACAAGAAAAAAGTTTTATCAAGAATCCTTTCAAGATATCTACAATGAATATCTTGGAAGATTAGGAACTATGGCTAGAAAAGGAGATGTGCCTGACTTAAGATTTTCAGATTATTTATCTTCTGCAGATCCTTTTACAGAAAGATTTGAAAGACAAACTCCTTATCAAAGAGGAATAAGCAATAGAGCTTATTCTCCGTCAACTAGGTTTATATACTATTAATGAATAATAATAATTTACCAAAAACAAGTCGTTATATTCCTAACCCTTATCCAAGTTTGACTACAGAGCAAATTCCTAAATCAAGTATACAAGGCTTTAATATGCCTGAACCTGCACCTGCTCAATTACCTCCCCCACCTTTACCGCCACCAATTCCTGATCAAGGAAATTTTTGGTTTAGACCAATGGTATCTAAGGAAGCAGTAGCAGGTGCTCCTGATTGGATAAGACCTGTAGCAGAATTTGCAACTGAGTTAACTACACCTTTTGATGTAGCTTTAACATTAGGTACTGCAGGATTTGGAGGAGTTGCTGCAACAGCATTAAGAGGAGGAACTAAAGCAATACAAGCAGGAACAAAAGCTAATATTGGCAGAAGAGCTTTAGCAGGATTAGTAGACCCTATGGGAGGAGCTAGAGCTGCTTTACCTGCAAGAGTAATTGCTGAAACAGGATTAACTGCAGGGGGACATTACGGAGCTAAAAAAGGAGAAGAAATAGGAGGGTTGCCCGGAGCTGTAGTAGGAGCACTTGGAGTAGGACTTGCAGGAGGAATGACAGGAATAGGTTTAGCAAAAGGCATGGGCAAAGGATTGCAAAAAGCTCCCGGCACTAGAATATTATTTGAAGATCCTTGGGGAAGAGAAAAACATATTAATCCTGAAAGCCCTACTGAAACTCACAGCTATGATCCTAGTAAATTAAACGATGCAGAAAGTCCTGAAGATTTAGAATTTTTATTTGGAAACAAAAACGAAAACTCTCCATACGGATATGAAACTCAGTTTATGGATCCCGTCAAAGGAGGAACTCCTGCTAAAAACGAAACATTAGATTCTGTTATAGGTAGACGATTAAACCAAATACAATCTCCTTTAAAAAGAACTATGCACAAAATCGGAAGAATTATAGCCCCTAATTATTATGTCAGAACTTTCTTAGAAGATTCTTTAAACAGACTTTATAGAGCAGAAGGAGAAGCTGCTAAAGATGCAAAAGTATTAATGGATTGGGTAGGAATGGAAAGATGGGAAAGAGTATTCGGAGTAACAGAAGAGGAAATAGGAAAGCGAGGATATAGCTTTCTTAAACTTTACGATGACAATGGAAATATTATAAAAGACCACCCTTTATTTACAGAAGCTAATATTAAAAAAATAGAAGAAGCTAGAGGAGTAATTGGCAAAGATAAAGATGGAAAAAATATAATAGGAAAACTAGTTCCTAATATAGAAGAATTAAATATATTAAGAATACTAGAAGAAACAAAACCATTGGAAGATAATTGGCATTTAAGAGAAGCAAAGCCTGAAACAAGAATTGTTTATGACGGAATAACAAAAGAAGGAAAAAAAATAAAAACAGGCAGGATTATATATGGAGATTCTGTTGGGGTTAATTGGGGAGAAATTTTAAATGATGAACAAAAACGAATGTTAAAAAGATTAGCACAAGTTAATAAATGGACAGGAGAAAGGGGATTGGAAAATGGGATAGATTTTTTTAATAGAGCAGCTAAAGGAAAGAATGCTAGGCAAGATTCTGAAATGTCTGACTTGCTAGGTTTTACTAAAAAAGAACTAAATGAAATGGCAGACGAAGCTGTTAATGATGGGACAATGACAGCAGCCGACAGAGCTTTGTTTGGAGAAGGATTAACTTCTCCAACAGGTTATGCTAACAGAAAGTTTATGTACAGAGAGTTAGATCCTGACAATGTTAATCCTCACGGAGAGGTGATTATAGTTGGCAATAACGGAACAGCTTGGAAAGTAGATGCAAGAATAGGAGCTGAAAATAAAAGAGTGTTTACTAAAGTAAACTTAGCACAACAAGAAGGCTATAGGTATATGCCACTAGACAAAGCTTTTATATTATCAACACAACAAAGACTAAGAAGAGTTGCAACTGCTGCACATGAAAAATGGAAAAAGAAAATGATAAGTGGAGGTACTTATATAGATCCTGACACAGGAGAAGTAGTTGAGTTTGCAGGAGTGTTTGGAAAAAATGTAAAAGTTGAATCAGCTACTGAAAGAGCTCTTAGAATTCTTTATAGAGGTGATGTAAAAGATTTAGGAATTACTCCTGAACAAGCAGAAATTAATATTAGAAAATGGGAAGCAGGAGAAAAAGTTGCTGACCCACATATTATTACTAAAGAAATAGAAATTGCAAATTTACAGTCTTATTTAAATGACATACTTTTTGACCCTGAAACTAACACATTAAGAGAAGAAATTACTTTGACAGAAACAGACATTAGGCAATTAAAAAATATAGTTAATTATTTAGACGATACAAAAGACGAGGTATTGCAAGAAGCTGCAGAACAAATAAGAGCTATATGGGCAAATGCTGATGGAGATGACATTATTCCTACATTAGAAAGTATAAGAGCCGATGGATTAGGCAATAAAACATTTACTACAATATTAAGAAACCTTCCTATGTTTGATCGATGGAATGAAACATTAGGTAAAGAACAAATAAACTTTGCCATTGTGCTTGCTCATGCAAGAAGGTTAATGGGAACAGATTATGTTAATAATTTGCCTACCACTCAAGGAGTAGGAGATCAAGGGTTTGATTACAAAGGAGCTACTAATGCTTTGAAATCTGTGATTAATGATTACAAATTAAATGTTAACAAACAAATTGACACCGAAATTGTAAACTTAGAAATGCAAATTAAAGATTTAAATGACAATTACCAAAATGTGTTAAGGCAACAAGAAATTTCAGGAGTATACTTAGAAGACCCCTTAGATGAAATTACAGCACAAATTACTTTTTTGCAAGGTAAACAAGATAATTTATATGGATTAAAAGCTTTATATAAACAGAGAGGGAAACCTAAAAGTTTAAATTTTGACGGGCAAGATTATATAAGAGGATTAAGTTACGGGGTTAATGGGTGGAACCCTACAGGAAGAGGATATACAGACGGAAGCTCTTTAGATAGTGTGTTTCAATTATTAAAAGAAACAAACATTCCTGATTCAGTATTAGATGATTTAAAATTTGCTGAAGATATAATGGAAAAAGCTTATCACACTAAAGTTAATCCCTTTGATAATAAAACTATAACAAGAGGGTTACAAGCAATACGAGATCAGTTGATTCATGAAAGAAAAGTAATAAGAACAAGAATTGACGAAGCAATGAAACAAGCCTTAATAAAACAAAACAATCAAGAATTAATGTTTAAAACTCAAAGAGATTTTATTACCAAATCTCAAATAAACGAAGGGTTTGCTAGGGCTGCTTTTACTTTAAGAGAGCTTCCTGATGTAAATAGTCCTAAGTTTTTTAGATGGTTAAGAGATCAACCTGATGTAGATCCAAAAGCTCCTTATAGAAAAGACATAGCTTCTGAAAGAACTATAGCTCAAAGATTAGGTCTTGAAGAAGGATATATGGACGGATTTCCTGTTGGCTCTGATGAGCAAACTTGGTTTGTTACATTAGATAGAAGTGCGGCAGCTTTAGATAGTGCTGCAGACAGAAATCCCATGAGTGCTTTTAGAGAAGCCATAGAGTTTAAAAATGAAATGGATAATGCAATGGAACGAGGTGACTTAGGTAAAATGCAAAGAGCATGGTTAAGAGCTAATGCTACACAAAGAATGATAGCTTTAGGTTTTGATGCTTCTGTATTTAACATTCATTTATTACCTACTTGGTTTAATCACCCTCAAGCTCCTGCAAGAGCTTGGAAAGGTTTTTGGAAAGCTATGTTTGGAGGATTATCAGAAAGTAGTGAGATGGTACAAAAATATAAAATAACAGGAGAAGCTAGAGCAGTTAGAGATTTCTTTGGCCCCGAACTTTTAATGTCAGATAGCCAAGAAGTTTTTGAACAAAATGCAAGAAACGGAACCTTTAAACGTTTTACTAAATTAACTAAACGATTAGAAAATGCTTTTGGACATTCTTTAGATATAGCAGGAATAGAAATGGGTAAAGCATTAATGTATTTAGTAGACATGAATGCTAGTCCTCAAGTAATAGCAAGGCAGAAAAAACAAATAGCTCAATATATAAATAACATGAGAGGGTTAAGTGATTCTAGCTTGGCAGGAATATCTCCTAACCAACAAAACATAGAAGCTATGGGATTCCTTGCAGCTAGATATAGAAGAGCAACAGCAGCAATATGGGTTAAAGCTTTTAATGGAGAGCCACTAGAAAAATATATGGCACAAAAAGCTTTAATTAATTTATTTACAGGAGTTTTTATGGCTACAGTAGGATTGCAAATAGGATCTTCAGCCTTAAGAGGAGATAGCCCTGAAGAAACTTTAGAAAAGTTAGAAAGAATGACAGATCCTTCTAGTAGCGAGTTTCTTTTATTTAGTTTAAATAATCAAAAAGTCGGCCCCGGATCTAAGTTTGTATCTGATGCAAGAATACTTTCTAAAGCAATGAATTTTTTCTATAAAACAGGAACACAAGAAGATATGGAAGATTGGGAAAATTTTATGGCTTTGCATGATGATAATCCCGGACTAAGATGGGTAAGAAGTCAATTAGCTTGGGCACCATCTACTGCTTGGGATTTTCTTGTAGGAGAAAATTACATAGGAGAACCACAATTTAGAGAAGGTGATAGTGGGTTTGATACTCTTACAAACTTTGTTGAACCTTTTGGAGATATGGTAATACCAATGTGGTTATCAGGGTCTGTGCTTGAAAATACTCAAGGAGGATTAGAATGGGGAGAAAGACTTACAGGAATGGGAACAAGAGGTGTTTCTGAATTTGTAGGATTAAGAGCACACCCACAAAGTGCAGCAGGAATATTAAGAGAGTCATCTTGGGATATTTTAAATACTCCTTATAAAAACTTAGAGCCTTTTCAAAAAGATATTTTACGATATAGCCTTATGGATCAATTAACTCCTTTGCAAGAGCAACAAGTAAAAAGAGGAACAAATGATTTTGCTTTATATTTTAATGATATAGAAAGAATTGAAAAAGAATTTCAAAATGAATTATTGTACATGACCAAAGTATACCCTAACACTCCTGAAGGAAATAGAAATATGTATGACAGATACAGGCAATTAAAAAGTTATACAAGAGGAAGAAAGCATGAATTAGGTTATGATATAGACTTCGACGAACCTGATCCCAATGTAACTGATCCCAAAAAAATAGCTTTAAATAAATATTATGCTTTGTTTGATAAAACAAGAATACCCGGCACACAAATGCAAGATTGGGATATGTGGGAAATAGAGTATGAACAATTAATGAATTCTTTATCAGTAGAACAACAAGCTGTTATAGCAAGGAATACTTCTAGAACATCTATTCCTTATCAATTCTTAGAAAGAATAAAATATCTTGGAGAAGCAAGAGAATACAAAAGAATCATGAAGGCTCAACAATTAAGAGAACTTTATCTAGGGGCACAAGAAAGAGATGATTTAATACAAACTTCTAGAAAATTATATTTAATGGAATAGGATTGACGAATTTTATTTATTTTGTTATTTTTATATAAGGAGGACAAATGGTAAACGAAAATGAAAATACACAACCTGAATTAAATATGGTATCTGAAGAGAGTACAGCTCCTGTAGCTGAACCTCAAGCAGAGCCTGCAGTAGAACCTGCAACAGAACCTGTGGCAGAACCACAGACAGAAACTGCACCATCTACTGAAACTAATTCTACTACAGAAACTACAGCACCTAAAGCTGAAGAAAATGTAGGGACTTATCCTAGTTCTGTTCAGCCTGATAATGATGTGCAACAAACACTTCAGCAAACACAACAAAGATTACAACAAGTAGAACAACAAAACTTGCAAAATCAAATGTTGTACGAAACTGAAAATTATAAACAACAGTTAGCACAACAAGGTTACAGTAATGAACAGATACAATACGCTGCTGATACTTACTATCAAAATAGATTACAGCAAGTACAAGTAGAGCAGAATTATAAAAGAGGATTAGAGTTTAAGGAAGGTCAATTTAAGGCATCTTTACAATTTGGTAAAAAATACAATGTAGATCCTGAAGTACTATTAAAGTACCAAACACCTCAAGAAATGGAAACTGCAGCAAAGCATATGTCTGAAGTCAGAGCATTAAAAGAAGAGAATGCTAGACTAAAGCAAGGCAAAGTTCCTACACAGAACTTTGACAACAATACTGCTCCCGCAGAAGCCACGACAAGTGAGGAAAGATTATTGGATCTTTACAACTCAGGAGTTCGCAATCCTGAAACCGAAGCAGCAGCTCGAAGGGCTGCAGGCATCGGATAATTTATTTACCTTAATTTAAGGAGGTCGTAATGGCACAGACAGCGACAACCGGAAATCTAGAGAATGCGAGTAAGATAATTATCGCAGCAGCTAGATACACGGAAGAACACAACGCACCTGCTATGGCATTAATTGAGCAATTTAACCTACCTAAAGGAGCTAAACAGGTAACTGTTCCTAAAGTAGGACAAATGCAAGTTGATGACTTGACAGATGGCGTTGACATTATTGACGATCAAGAAATTGGTATGACTACTGTTGACTTAACAGCAGCAGAAGTTGGAGCCAAAGTTATCTTAACTGATAAACTTGTTCGTGAACAACAAAACAATGTATTCACTATAATTGGTAAACAATTAGGTGATGCAATGGCAAGAAAGAAAGATACAGATGTTCATTCATTGTATGGTTCTTTAAATGGTGGTACCACTCTTGGTGCTGCAACTAAATTTATGAAAGCAAGTAATGTACAGGGAGCAATCACTTACGCAAAAGCTAATAAATTTGGTAGTCAAATTTACATTTTACATCACCCTAACTCAGTAGCTTATCTTTCTAAAGAAGCTGCAACAGTTGCTTCATCAGGTACGCATGAACTATCAAGTGGTTGGTCTGCAGATCTATTGAAAGACTTTTGGAGTGGACTAAGACCTATGAATGGTGTATCAATATTTGAAGATGGTAACTTAGCAGTTGACTCTTCAGATGATGCAACAGGTGTTATTGCTGATAAAACAGCTATGGCAGTTCTTAAGTCTGTAGACACTAGAACAGAGAGGCAGAGAGATGCTAGTTTGAGAGCCACAGAAGTGGTTATTACTTCAGACTATGGTGTTTTTGAGTTAGATGATACTAGAGGTGCAGGACTTATATTTGATGCTGCAGCTTTAGCAACTAATAACTAATAGTATGGAGGCATTAATTGGTTAATCATTATTATGGACACAATAAAAAGCAACAAAAAAAAGAAATCGATAAACAGAGGAAAGACATGGGAATAGATCAGTTTGACGGATTACTGCCTGATTGGCAAAGTAAAACAACATACTATAATCATATTCCTAAGTTTAATGCTGAAGGAGATTTAGCAAAACCTTGTGGATCAGAATATCCGAATCAGCCAAGTGATGCAAACACACAGCAAAGACGAGGAGCTATAGGCTTATTTCCTATAGCATGGGACGGCAAGTGTAGACTTGAAGCTAAAGGTGACAAGTGTATATGCAATCCTAAAAAAGAAAAAGCAAAGGAAGAGGTTAAACAAGAGAAGAAATCCTCTATTTAACCTCTCCTTCTTTTAGTATAAGTGTAACGATTGACCGAGCTTATACGAAATTTAACAATCGGTTGGTCGTAGGGGTTCGTCCCCTACTTTATAAATAGGAGGGAATCATGGCATTTCCGGTTACAATACAAGGCTCTTTTGGTGACGAGAAAGTTACTTCTTCAACAAAGAAGAACAGAATCGGAGCTAGAATGGTACTTCCTGATGGTAGTGCTTTCGTTTATGCTTATGCAGGCGAAGCTATTACAGCAGGTAAAGTTACTATGCAAGCTCAAACAGCATCAGACCACATTAAAGACTTAGCAGTTGCATCAGCAGCATCTGCAGGAGCTACTCAAATAGTATTAACTAATGGTGGCTCAACAGCAGTTACTGCATCTAGTTCTTATACAGGAGTAGGTACAACTGTTGGAGATTATGAAGACGGATATGTTTTCATAAACGATGTTGATGGTGAAGGTCAAATGTGGAGTATTAAAAATCACTCTGCAGCAGCCACAGGAGCATCACTTACAATAAACCTACATGATACTGACAAAGTAGCAACAGCTCTTACAACTTCTTCGCAAGCAGGTATTCTAAAGAATCCTCACAATGGAGTAGAAGTATGGGACACTAACGACATTGATGGTATCGCAGCAGGTGTTCCAAGATGTGATGTTACAGCTAACTATTACTTTTGGAACCAAGTGTACGGCCCCGCAGCAGTACTAACAAATGGTACAGTTGTATTAGGTAAAAATGTAATGACAGGATCTACTACTGATGGTTCCGTAGATGTTGTAGCAGACGACTCTAGTGCTGAGTTTATACTTGGTGGAGTTATGGCTGTTGGAGCAACTACTGAATATTCAGCAGTATTCTTAAACATTGGTGCTTAATAGTGCAGGTCGTAGGCTCAGAAACTTACGATAGAAGGTTAATACTACCTGTTGGTGTCACCCTTATAGGTGAATACGGGACAGGTAGTATTAAATCTTTATCATTTAGTTTTTACGATTCAGTTACAGAAAGGAGATCGGTACTTCACAATGTGCCTTATACTCCTAGCGACCCTTACTCTCATAATGCTATCGAAACTATGATAGGAGAAGCTCATGAAACATGGGTAACACAAGTAAGAGCACAAGGTAAAAAGAAACCTAAGATGACACTTGATCAAAGAAAAGAAGCAGGTAAGATATTAGATGAAATAAGGGTAAATAAAGAAAAAAGAAACGAAAGTACTACAGGAAAAATTTATTTTGAAGGAACAAAAATTGACAGAAAGAAACTTAACAGAAAATTTAAACGGAAAGCAAGAGCATCTCGCAGATAATGTAGTTGTACTACAAAGTGACATAGAAGAAACTATGAGAGAAGACGAGATGTTTAGACTTAAGGTTGTAAACAAAGCTCTCTCTAGAGAAAACAAACATTTAAAAGAACAAATTAAAATAATGGGCGAAGCTCAAGTTAAAAAAGCAATTAAGGAGGAAAAAAATGCCACCAATGGGTAAAGGTACATACGGAACTAAAAGAGGTAGACCACCTAAAAAGAAAAAAGCAATGAAAAGAAAGAAGAAATAAACTATGGCAATAACACACGGCAAAACATTAGAAGATTTAAGAAAAGCAATAGGCAGAAACTTAGGTAAAATGATTACCGGTACTACATCAGGTAGTGGTTCTACTACTACTGCGTTAGATACTACATTGTTTGGTGGAGATGACGAATATATAGGAAGTTATATAAGATTTACTTCAGGTACTTATGATGGTACTACTAGAAGAATAACAGATTATACAGCATCTACAGGTACAATAACATTTGCAGCAGTAGCAGGTACTATTGCAGGTAGTGTGACTTACGAAATATGGAAAGACGGATTTGATCCTGTTGTTATAGATGAGTTTATTAATCAATCTATACTAGCTATTACAGGAAAAATATATGATCCCGTAGAAAACCTTGATATACACACAGATAAAGTAAATGCTAGGTGGGAAATACCTAGTGGCATAGAGATGATACAAGATGTTTTTTACAGAGATAAATTTACTTCTGAAGTTTTGCACGATTGCAATTCTGCATTTGATGAATCGGTAGATTCTGATTTTACTATAACAGCAGACACAGAAGATTACAAAACAGGATCTGCTTCTAATAAAATTGTAATTGCAGCAGGTGCTTCAGCAGGAGATACTGCTTCAGATACCATCACTTCAGTCAACATATCTAAATATGATTACATAGAATTTTGGATTAAATCTTCAGTAGCTACAAGTGCAGGTAATTTAAAAATACATTTGGTAGATGCAGATGGCATAGAAGAATCATTAGATGTACCTGCTTTAACAGCTAATGTATGGAAATATTGCAGAGTAGCATTGGTTGCTCCTTATGATAATACAGCTATTACACAGGTAAGATTTGAATACGATTCTGATTTAGGAGCTTGTGTGGTTCATTTAGATGATATTAAAGTAGTAAAAAATGATACAGCAACATGGGAAAAACTTGCTAGAAACACATGGAGAATAGACAAAGAAGGTACTTTACAGGGAGCTAGTACTGCTGACTTAGTATTGTCAGACAGAGGCAGAGCATTAGCTTCTTATAGATTAATCAAACTAACAGGTGGTGACAAACCTGCTGAGTTAAGTTCAGATTCTAGTACTACAGAAGTTCCCGAAGATTATATTATTTCCTATGCTACAGCTTTGGCAGCACAGGCAGGATCTGTAAGACCTGATATTGATATTGATGGAATGAGAAATCTTGCAGCATTTTGGTTTGCCAAATCAGAACAAGCTAGAAACAATATGCCATTTTTATCAAATGTCAGGACAGTTAGGTAATGGCCAATAAAGTTATAAAGAAAAATGAGGTTTACCTTAATGGAAATTATTATCCAATAACTAGACCCGTGCAGCAGGTGTTAGCCTCCATCTATCCTGCAAAGGTTACTATTGGTGATACCACTCGTGATTCACAAGCTAGAACAAGTGTAATATCTTGGGCTGATTTCAGGGGTGGTATAGGTGTAGAGAGAATGGAAGGAGCTACAGATGTAGATCGTTCTTGGTTCAGTACCTGTAGCCTTCGCTACAAAAGGCACCTAGTATTACCTGCCAAAACTAATTCTGTAAGTAACTCAGATGCTACAGGAGAATCCTTAGACATACTACAAGAATTTGATGGGGCACTATATGGTATATGGTCAAATCAAAAAGTATATAAATATAATTCAGGATCAGACACATTTACTTCTGCGTTAGATACATTGCCTGCAGTAGCAACAGATGCTTTAGAAGTAAGAATGGGAGGCACATTATACCTAGTTATAGCTCACACAGGAGGATATACTTACACATCTAATGGCACAGATTTTACTGACGACACTACAGATACAAAGTTTCTTGCTTGGTGGGACGAAAAACTATGGGGAATAGATAATACAGGACAACTTTGGTACGCAACTACTATAGGAACTGAGGCAAATGATGCTAAGTTACCATTGCCTGATGGCCATGTAACTGATTTGTTTGTAGCTAGAAATGCTAGTGGTGATCCTATTTTATATGCTATGACTAAAGAAGGATTGTTTGCACATGATTTTGCAAACGGAAGATTTGTAGAAACACAACTAGCTTTACCATTTCACAATGACAATGGTAAAGGTTCTGTTAGATGGAGAGATTCTGTATATATACCTGCAGGATTAAGTATATATAAATATATTAATGGTAGTAACTCTGCTGTTGTAACAGTAGTGGGGCCTGACAGAGACGATGGATTACCTTCTGATTACAGAGGTAAGATATCTAAGCTTATAGGAACTCACAATGATTTAATTGCAATGGTAGACGGAACACTAACTCCCGGAACTGTAGATATGTTTGCCACAGGAGAATCTTCTGTAATAGATGCAAGCACAGGTTACAGTACAATATTAGGGTATAACGAAGTAGGTTGGGAAGTTAGGTGGTCAGCAGCAGGAGCTGATAGAGGTAAAAAAATAACAGCAGGGTTTGTATCTGATGTAGGTGGAACTTTAACAGCAACTAATCCTTATAGAATGTATTGGGGATTTGATGGAAAACTATATTACCAACAACTACAATCAGATGTTATTAACCCAACACAAGTAACAAATTATAGGTACGAAGATAGTGTAGATGGTATACATTACACTCCATGGTTTAGTGCAGATCAAGTTGAAGTAGACAAATTAGCATTAAAACTTAAAGCAGAAACAGCAGATTGTAACTCTAATCAAACTGTAAAAATAGAATATGCTTTAGATTATGTTGAAAGTTATACTACTATGGGAACAATTACTTCAAATGGGATAACAACTTATACTTTTGGAAGTAATATAGGAACAACATTTAGATCAATACAATTTAAAATAACTCTTGCTACTAATACTATAGCAGTTTCTCCTGATTTAATTAGTTTAACTTTAGAGTATAGAAAAAAATTAGATACAAAATTTGGTTGGTCTGTAAATATAGATTTGAATAAAGGATATAAAGGATCAACTTCTAAATCTATGAGAGCTAATATATTATCTGCTATACAAAGCAATACTTTATTAGAGTTTACTTACAGAGATGACTCTTCTACTAACAGAAACTACTATGTTGACATAACGAATGCACAAGGATTAGAAGAAACAGCATATGACGAAAGAGGAACAACTCAATTATTATTAACGGAGCCGTGATGACCACTCAATCAAGTCAGTTACAAGCACCACCTAATTGGGAAGGAAGTTTACCCGAATATTTAGTTTACAGATCTTTAATAGAAAGTTTTGGAAAAGAAGAAGGTATTGATTTTACTTATCAATCTTCTCTCTTAGGAGGAAGATTGTTTAAAGGGGGAGTAATATTAGATTTCTTTTTTAACAACCCACCTGACCTTGCAATTAATGTGCAAGGTGAGTATTATCATTATGGTATGGGTGCAACTTACTTGCAAAATGACATAATGGTAAGACAGCAAATGGCAGGAGAAGGGATTAATTTAATATTTATAGATGAAAGTGATATACTTAATGATGTAGACTATTATGTTAGAGAGGCATTAAATTATAAAGATCATTCTAGATTAGGAGCAGGAAGATAATGGCAACAATATATCAAGCAGGATATGTGTTTAAAGACGATGGTACTGCTGTAGAAGGAGCAACAGTTCAGTTGTATCAAGCTGATACTACTACTACTGAAGGCAGTTCTACTACTACCAACTCTTCAGGATATTGGTCTTTAAGCACTACCACAGAACATACTTCAGGATATGACGCAAAAATAACTTCAGGTTCTTCTATCAGATATAGAAGAGGTAACGACAAGTTACAGCTTGAAGAATTAGATATACGAAATGATACAGGTAATGGCCAAGGTGGATTACTTGTGGCTAATACAACTAACAATGCTAGTAATAAAGTAGCAACATTTGCAGGAAGAAATAGTACAAGAGCAGACGGAGATGAGATATACATTTCGTTTGAACTTAATGACGATGGTGGAAACATACACGAATTTGCTCGTATGACAGCAGAGGCAGTAGATGTTTCCAATGGTAACGAAGATGGACAAATTAGATTTGGAGTATCTGTGGCAGGTACTATGACAGATGTCTTTACTATCAATGCTACCACAGCAGGTGTAACAGACATGACACTTGATGTGTCGGGTGATATATCTTTAGATGCTGACGGAGCAGATATATTCTTTAAAGATGGTGGTACTACATTTGGTTCAGCTACTAACAATAGTGGTAACTTAATAATTAAGTCAGGCACTACAACAGCCCTTACTTTTAGTGGGGCTAATGTAACCTTGGGAGGTACTGCAACTGTAACAACCTTGGCAGAAGTAGGAAGTGATACTGATAAAATAATAATGTCAGATAGTGGAGTTCTTAAATATGTAACAGGAGCTAACTTAAGAAG